CGGTTCGAACGAGCCATTACGGTCACGGGGTGTGTCCAGCTCAAACGAGCCAGAGGCTGTTTTAACTGTTTTACGGGAGGTACCGTTTTTACGGTTGGGCTGGTCATCCTGAGCCATATGCTCATCGAGTTCTGCGCCCAAGGCCGCTTCGGTAATCTGTTTAATCAGTGGTGTCAGAAGGCCATCTTTACCATTAAGTCCCTGACCGGACTGAAGAGCCTTAGCGAAGGCCTGAATGTCGATTTCGTATTTATCGGACATAATGTGTCACTCCCTGTAGAGGGTTAACTATAGGGGTGACACAGACTTTTGAACACTACCACAAGGAGCCTCCATGATGGAGGTTCCTGAATTACCAAAGCAGGAATTCCTGCTTTGCCAAATAGTTACCCTTGACACTCGCCCCACCTCAGCCCTATCCTTTGGGCTGAGGCGTCGAAACCTCTTTTCAACAGTCGGTAACTCCCAACCCCGTAAGCGTTGGTTTTTTTGTGCCTGAAATTTGGCACACTCCCTAGCCTAGTTGCGCCAGAATTATGCGTTTAGGCCGGGAGGGCAGCGAATAAAAGACCCGTAAGGGGAATAAGCTCGCGGTGACTGTTGACCGTTTCGAACCTCCCGGCACCCACGTCGAAATGGGGCGATAACTTCGAAAAACAACAGGAGGCCACTATGGCTGCTCAAATTAAAACCGTACCTTTCCATGGTCAGGATCTGGCCGTTATTCCTCACGAAGACAAGCTTTTGGTCGCCATCAAACCGATTTGTGAAAACATTGGGGTTTTGTGGGAACCGCAACGTAAGCGTATTCAGCGTAATGAAGTGCTTTCAGAGGGTGCCTCCATGATGGAGGTACCTTCAAAAGGTGGATATCAGGAAACCGTATGTCTACCGTTGGAGTTGCTCAATGGCTGGCTGTTCGGTATCGATACCAGTCGTATCAAAAATCCTGAAGTTAAAGCCCGTGTTACTGAATACCAGCGTGAGTGCTATCAGGCGCTGTTCAATTACTGGACACAGGGTGAGGCGGTGAATCCCCGTAAACGCAAGAAGACTCAACAGCCGCCAAAGTTGGGCTGCCTGACCAAAGAGCAGCAAACCGGCATTAAAGAGATGGTTCACTATCGGGTAGATGCTTTACCGCAGGAAAAACGGGCAAAAGCGGCGATCACTTGCTGGTCAGCGTTAAAGAGTAAGTTTGGCTGCTCTTACAAAGAGATTGCCACTGAACACTATACCGAAGCCGTTTCACTGGTAGCACGGCTACCGCTGGAAGGGGATTATCTGCCTGCTAGCGAATCAAAACCAAAGCCAACCCCGCAAGCAGTGTTTAAGGCGAAACGTACCCCGTCAGACTTTGACCGCCGTCATGGCCTGCTGTCACCGGAGCAGATGTTTGATTGTGGTTGGCGGGTTGATTTGCTCTGGGCGGTTAAGTGGCTTAAAGAGCATGAAGGCCAGACCGTTAAGTTGGAGTCGGGTCTTACCGACCAGTTGACGTTGGAGCTGAACTCGATCCTGCACTGGTATGAAAGCTACCGGAATAAACTGATGGATATTCGTCGTTTGGCTGTGTAGCTGAAATAATGATGTAAACCCGCTCCGGCGGGTTTTTTTATGTCTTCAAAAAAGTAAGGGGGTAGGTATGAATCAACCGTTTATGCGGCCTTTGGCCTCTGCGGTACAGCGTAATCCTGCGGTTTTAGCTGAGGCTGCTGCGGTGATGGACCTTAAAACCACTGAGGGTGGCCGTAGTTGGTATCAGTTCACAGCGCAGGCCGCTGCTAATTCAAACGTGGCAGATCTGCTGATTGTTGGGGATATCGGTGGTTGGGGTATCAGTGCCCAGCAGTTTGCCCGTGATCTGGTAGAGAACGCCAAAAACGTGAGCACGATCCGGGTGCTGCTGCACTCGCTGGGTGGCGACATTATGGAAGGCCTTGCCATCTATAACATGCTGCTTAAGCACTCGGCTCGGGTTGAGATCTATATCGCGGGTATTGCGGCTTCTATGGGGTCGGTTATCGCGATGGCGGGGGATGTGGTCTATATCCCGGAAAACGGCTGGATGATGGTGCATAAGCCGTGGGGCGGTCAGTTGGGTGATGCCAACGATATGCGTCGTTATGCGGATCTGCTGGATCAGTGGGAGGCTGGCCTTATGTTGGCCTATGAGAAGAAAACCGGCAAAAGTCGGGATGAGTTAACGCCGTTGTTAACGGATGAAACCTGGATGATGGGGCAGGCAGCGGTAGATGCTGGTTTTGCTGATCAATTAACCGAGGCGGTCGAAATGAGCGCCCATGCAAATAACAGAGCGTTGGATTTTATGAGTATTCCAGAACAAGTTAAGCCTTTGATTGACCCGCGTGCTCAGGGTAGCGCGCCACCTAAGCCATCCGGTGATGCGGGTGGTAAGCCTGCTTCAGATCCGGCTCCGCAGCCTGTTCCTTCTGGTGAGGGTGCGGCTCCTGCGACACCACCTCAGCCCGCTCCGGCACAACCTGATCCTCAGGCTGGCTTTGCTCAGTGGCAGCAGCTTGAGCAATCCCGCCGTGATGAGATTAACCTGGTGTTTACCGGCTTTAGTGCCCATGCAGAGCTGCAGCGTCAGTGTCTGGATGATATGGCGTGCACGGCTCAGGCGGCTAAAGATCGTTTGCTGGCGGCACTTAATCCTGTCCCGCAAGGCGGTTCAGGTCAGGGGGCGGGCCAACAGGGTATTAACCCGAACCCTGCACCTGCCGGTGTCGGCTCTATGGCGCATATTCATGCGGGTAATGGTGATTTTGTCCGTCAGGGCCTGGCAAATGCGCTGGCGTCCCGTGCCGGTATTGAGCCACTGGAAAAGGATAACAGCTATCGCGGTATGGCGCTGATTGAGATGGCGCGTATGGCGCTGTCTGAAAAAGGCATCTCTGCCTACGGTATGGACCGTATGGAGATGATCGGCATGGCGTTTACCCATTCCAGTTCTGATTTCGGCAATATCATGATGGATGTGGCCCATAAGGCCCTGCTGACGGGTGTTGAGGCTGCGGCAGAGACTTTCCAGCTGTGGACTAAGAAGGGTTCGCTGTCTGACTTTAAGATTAGTAACCGTGTGGCGCTGGATAGTTTCCCGACCTTGGATGAAATCCCGGATGGCGGTAAGTATCAGCAAGCCACCATTAATGATCGCTCTGAGCAGATCAAGCTGGCCACCTATGGTAAGGGCTTTGGTATCAGTCGTCAGACCATTATCAATGATGATCTGGGTGCCTTTACTGAGATCCCGTCTTTAATGGGCCGTGCGGCCATGCGTACCATCGGTAATCTGGTTTATGCGTTGCTGATGTCGAACCCTAAGATGAAGGATGGCAAACCCCTGTTCCATGCAGATCACGGAAACTTAGGCGATGCTTCTGCGCTTTCTATGGCGGCGCTGGATGCGGCGGATGTGGCTATGGCGATGCATGAAGACAGCGCCGAAACGCCTTTGAATATCGAGCCGAAATTCCTGATTACCGGACGTACTAATAAGGCGCGGGCTAACACCCTGATGACCGCTCAGTATGATCCTGATGAACAGGGTTCTACAGCACCGAACACAGCACAGGGTATGTGTCAGGTAATTACGGATGCCCGTATCGATAAAGCGGCGAAAAAAGCCAATGCTCAGGTGCCTTGGTTCCTGGCAGCAGATGCGGCACAAGGTACGATTGAAGTCGCTTATCTGGATGGTAATGAGCAGCCGTACCTTGAGCAGAAAGAAAACTGGTCAGTGGATGGTACCCAGTTCAAAGTGCGCCATGATGCAGGCGTTGCAGCGCTGTCTCACCGTACCCTGTACAAAAATCCGGGCGCAGCCCCTGCGTAATCCTTCCTGGTTGATCTGATCTCTTTTTAGTTTTCCCTTTTTTAATTGAAGCGCACACGGCTATCGCGGTGGGCTTTGCCGTGGGCGCAATTTGGGTGGTGGTATGAAAAATTACAAATCAGAAGAATCCGGCGTTGTTAATTTCACAGCTCCGGCCGGTGGTGTGATGGGTGGTTCGCCTGAGTTGATCGGTGATCTGCTGATTGTTCCTCATCATGATGCGGCAGAGGGTGAGCTGGCATCCGGTATGTATCGCGGTGAGTTTGAGCTGGCTAAAGCAGCGGCTGACGCACCGGGGCAGTTTGAAGCGGCTTACTGGAATGACGGGGCCAGTGAGATCACAACAGCCGCCGATGATGGTGGTGAGCCTAATAAGCCAGTGGGTTTCTTTACATATCCGGCTATTGATGGCGATACAACCGCCTGCGTCATGCTCACTGGGCAGATTGGCTAATGGTGGGCTTTAATGATGCTTGGGCTGAGTGTGAGCACGGGTTAATGAATGCGTTTGGTGAATCTGCTGTGTTCTGGACACCGGGACTGGATGCCTCAACAGATCCACCATCAGGTGAGTGTCTGGCGGATTTGATCGAGAACTATCAGGCGATGGACGGCGAGGGCTATCCCCGAGTGCTTACCGTGATTGATCTGCCTGATTTGCTGATGGCGGGCGTTAAGCCTGAACGTGATCTGCGGGTAAAAGTCTCCGGTCGTGTTTATCGGCTGCTGCAGCTTGTTAAGCGGGATCGGGGCTTAGAAAGTTGGGAGGTGGTGTGATGTCGATAAGTTTGCGTTATTCAAGTTTGCAGGCACTTAGTCAGGCTTATGACCCTGAAATGGTAGAAAAAGCCTTTCAGGCCGCGTTGTCCCGTACCACATCAAAAGCAGCCACCTTAATCAGCAAAGATGTGCGCAAGGTTTTTGCGGTTAAAGCAGGTGATATTCGTGGGGCTTTGCAGATCAAGCGGGCGCGGCGGGATCGGCATCGGGTTTTGCTTTATGCCGGTGGTCATCTGCCGATGGAAAAATTTAAGCCATCAAGCCGCATCATTAAAACCACTATCAATAATCATCCGGTTAACGGTAGCTATCGGGCCAGACGTCAGCGGGTGACTGCACGGGTTCGAAAAGACAAAGGGCGTCAGGTTCTTAAAGGGGCGTGGATCGCCAAAGGGCAGGTTATGCGCCGGTCTGATCAGGCAGACAACAAGAGTGACCCTTGGGTTCAGTATGGGCCAGCGATTGCCCAGATGGTGGATAATCCTAAGTTGCTGGATCGGGTGCAGGACTTTGTTCGTGAAGATCTGCCGAACCAGTTTATCAACCGTATGGAAAATGAAATCTGGAAGGCGGCCAATAGATGATTGATCGATCAAATGAGTTAATCGGCATGATTGAGTCGCAATGCCCTGCTTTTGTCACCGTTGATTGTCCTTGGTTTATGGACGCTCTGGATGAGCTGGACAAAGAGCTGCCAGCAGCACTGGTCTGGTTGTCTGGTGATGGGGCTGTTGCTGATGAGCCTGCCTCATTGGTAACAACCCAGCAGGTGATGCAAACCTATGGGGTTTGGGTCATAGCCTCTAGGAATCACCTCGATCAATCTCGAACAGAGTTGCGAAAGACGCTGTTGGGATGGGTTCCGGATGAAATGTCTGGGGACGTTCGCTATGTGAAAGGTGGGGCAGAGAACATCTCTGGAGACATTGTTTGGTGGCGTGAGTATTGGGCGCTACCAGTTTGGATTCGTCAGGGTTAGGTAAAAATAAGAGGTATTTATGGCCAACAAAGGTGGTCAGTACGTGATGTCGAGCGGTAAGCGCATCCCCCGTGCTGAATTTGAAAAGATCGAAAAGCCGCAGCCAAAAAAAGCTGCTGCTAAAACAGAATCGGAGGTAAACGATGCTGTTAGCTAAAAAGAAAATTCTGTTGGCGAAGATTCAGCCGGATCTTGATGTTGATCCGGTACCGGATGGCGGTAACGCGGTTGTCACTAAAAATCTGACCGTGTCGCCTTACGAGGGTAATACGGTTCAGCGTGATATTGACCGTGATGCCCTAGGCAATGATATTGAATTTAATACCGCGCCCTATGTAAAAGTGACGTTCAGTGTTGAGTTAGCCGCCTCCGGTGTTGCGGGTACAGCACCTGGCTGGGGGGCGATCATTCGCGCCTGCGGCTTTTCGGAAACGGTTGCACCGGATACGGATGTAGTCTATCAGCCGGTGTCTGAGGGTTTCGAGGCTGTAGCCCTGTATATCCCCCATAACGGTCAGCTGCACAAAGCAACCGCTGCCCGTGGCACGGTTAAATTTGGTCTGAGTTCTGGCGGTATGCCGGAGATGAGCTTTGAGTTTACGGCTAAGTGGCATCAGCCCGTGGTAGCTCCTGCGCCCACTGGTCTGGATACCAGCGCCTTTGTTACGCCGCTGCCGGTTAACTCGGTCAATACAGCGCTTGAAATTGCGGGTTACGCTGCCAATGCGGAGAGTGTTGATATTGATATCGCTAACTCCGTGGTATTCCGTGATGTGATTAACTCGCAGCAGGTGCTGATTACCGATCGTGCCCCAGCAGGTTCCATGACCATTGAAGCCCCGGAGTTGGCGACTAAAGATTTCTTTGCGGCGTCGGCCAGCCACAGTGGTGTCACGTTGCATCCGTTGAGCGTAACCCACGGCAAAACGCCGGGGCAGATCGTGGAATTGTCGGCACCTAAAGTGCAGCTCTCCGGTATTAGCATGGGGGATTCCGACGGTATTCTCACGTACAGCATGAATACGCGCCTGATTCCATCCGATGCGGGTGATGATGAGTTTGTGCTAACCCTGAAGTAGTCTGTACCCGTTTTATAGCCCGCCCCGTGCGGGCTTTTTTGTGCCTGTTTTTTGTACTGATTCTATTTTTTGCATTATTGGAGCGCGTTATGTCCTTTGTATTAGCCCCTAAAGAAATTGTTAAAACGGTTGTTAAAGCGGTGGAGCCGCTGGATTTCGGCAAGAAGCAAACTCACACCCTAGAAGTGCATTGGAAGGTGCTCTCGGTTGCAGAAATCCGCGACTATCAGGAGCGTCTAAAAGATGGCGGGACTACGGATGAAGAGCTGATTCAGGAGCTGGTGGTTGATATCCCAGGCGTGAAAGATCCCTCCGGTGCCGAGATCCCGTTCGGCAAGGATCTGGTGCATCAGCTAATGAATGTCGAATATGTGCGTAAAGCCTTTACTGAAGAGCTGACCAATATGCTATTTGGCAAAGACTTTATGAAGCGGGTGCGCGAAAAAAACTAATCGAGGCCGGAGCCTATTGGGTCTCTCTGACCCGGGGTGGTTCCGGCAAAGATGAAGTTGATGAAGATGCGGCTTGGCTGGGTATTCAGGCTCCTGAATCCTCAGAGCCGGAGCACTTTGAGGTATTGCCGGATTGCTGGTCCGCGCTGGAGTTATTTCTGGCGTTGCAGGGGCAGTGGCGCATAGTCGCCGGGTTCGGTGGTGTCTTTTATCAAGGGCTGGATTATCCCGCTGTTGAATCGTTGTTGCGGTTGAAGATCAGCAGTAAGAAAAAACGGCACCGGTTGTTCGATCAGATCCGGCTGATTGAACACGGTGCCCTAAAAACAATGAATGAACAGAAGCAATAGCCCGCCCCGTGCGGGCTTTTTTGTGCCTGTAGTGATGTTGGGGTGATTTATGGCGGGACGTCAATTTAGAACAGACCTAGTAATCGGTGGTGATGCCAGCGGTGCCGTAGGTGCTACGCGCGCTACTCATGATGAGCTGGGCCGTTTGATTCGTCAGCAAGGCACCGCAGAAAGCAGCACCAGACGTTATGGATCTGCAGTCGCTGACGCCAGTCGCCATCAGCAGCGGATGTCAGATACGTCAGATACTGCAACCAGCAGCCTGATGGGCTGGGCCAGCGTGGCGGCGGGTGCTGCCGTTGCTGCTGCATCAGCGCTGGCGATCTCTCAGGCGCAGGCCGCGAAAGAAACCCAGATCATGGCGGATGCTCTGGGTATGAGTGCCGGTCAGATGTCAGAGTTTGCCTACGCCGCCAAATATCAAGGTGTCGAGGCCGGTGAGTCAATGGCGATGCTAAAGGATCTTGCAGAGAAAGTCGGTGAAGCCGTGAAGTTTGATAGCGGTGAAGGTAAAGAGGCGCTAGAAGAGCTTGGGCTGTCTGCTGAGAAATTGGTAAAAAAATCACCGGTTGATATGTTGCTGGATATTAGTGCAGCTATTGATCAAATGGATACCGAAGCGGAAAAATCGGCTGTATTGGAGATGTTGGCCAGTGATCTAACGGTGCTATTGCCACTGCTAAGGGACGGCGCCGCAGGTTATCGTGAGCTTGTCCAGCAGGGCCATGACCTGAATGTTATTTTGTCTGATACGGATATCAGCGGCATGGCTGAGATGGCGGACTCGTTTGAGCGGCTCGGTGATGCTGTAACCGGTCAGATTAATATGCATATTGCTCCGGCGCTGTCAGCGATGGCTAACGCGGTGGTAGATAATATGGGGTCTATTGTTAGCGCTATTGAGATTGCGAAATATGGCGTTGTCGGTTTTGCGACGGTTTATATCGCTCAAAGCGTTGCTGCGAGGATTGAAGATGGGAAATCGGTTCTAGCCCGCCGTGCAGCGGTTGTTGCAGAGCTGCGATTAGCCAGCGCTAGGGATGCGTCAGCAGCAACCGCTGCCCGTGCCAGTGCCCAGACTGCAGTGGCGGAGGTTCAGTCATATAGGCTGGTCGTTGAGTCAACTCGGGCAGAGATAGCTCGCGAGCAAGTACGCCTTCGCGCCCAGATTAGCGCAGAGGGTCGTCGTCAGGCGGTTAACCGCTTGGCAGCGGCGCGGGGGCAGTTAGCCGCCGCTACCGCCGCGTTAACTCGTGTTGAGGCGCAGCATACGGCTGCGGTTGCAAGCTCAACGGTTGCTCAAAATGCCGCAGCGGCATCCAGCTTGCGCCTAGCCAGCGCAACAACTGTGGCAGGTTTGGCATCTCGGGGCTTGCGTGGCGTGCTGGCTCTGTTTGGCGGCCCTTGGGGGCTTGCGGCGGTGGTGGGTATTGCTGCTATTGCAGGGGCTTTTTACCTGCTGAAGCAGCGGGCAGAGGCCACGGCTAATGAGTTGGAGCGTGTTACCGCGCTGGCCGATGCGGCTAAAGCTAAGGCTGCAGAGCCAGAAACCATGCAGTTAAATCTGGAATCTGAGGAAAAAGCCCTGGCAGCGCTGCAGGCGAAAGTCGCTGAAACCGAACGCAGTATGGCACGCATTCGTACGCAGTTGGATGCGGGCGGTCTGCCAACCGCTACCGTGGTAGCGCTTTCAGAAACCTATGCTACGTTGCAAACTGCAGTGGCCGGTGCTGGCGACCAGATTAAATCTCATCATGAAGAGATTGCCCGCCTTAAATCTGGTCTGCAAGCCGCAGGTGTGGAGGTCGAAGGGACTGTCGGTCGAACCGATGAGCAAGCTGCTGCTGTTGCTAAGCTCATTGCGCAGCTTAAAGACCAAGAGCGTCAGCTCGATCTAACCGGCCAGCAGATGTTGGCGTACAAACTTAGTCAGCAGAACGCAACCGATGACGAAATCGCCCGCGCGATGGCGATTTATAAAAGCATCGAAGCGATTAAAGCTCGTAAGAAAGCAGAAGCCGAAGCAGAAAAGGCAGCCAAATCCGCTGCAGCGGAAGCTGAGCGCGCAGCAGAAGCCTATCAGACGTGGCTTGAAAAAGTAAAAGACGCAGCGGATCCGGCCCGCAAACTCTCAGAAGAGATCGAGAAGATCAACGCCGCTGTTACGTCCGGAGATCTGACTGAAGCTCAGGGCGAAGCCTATATTAAAAAACTGAAAGAGGGCTTTAAGAAATCTGCTGAGGCCGGTGAAGAATTCGGAAAATCTTTCGTTGATGCAGCAGACCTTGGCGGCGCACTGGCTGAGTCTATTATGAGCGGTGATTTCTCGGCGCTGGGAAATGTCTTGGGATCGTCACTTGGTGGCGCAGCATCTGATGCAATATCTGGCTCGCTTTCTGGGGCCATCGGCAGTACAGCCGGAGGTATTTTAGGCGGAGTAGGCGGCTCGCTTGTCGGTAGCTTGGTCTCAGGTGTATTTGCTGGCTCAACAACTGAGATGACCGGTGAAGGCTACCGGCTTGGCATCGAGTCCGGCGCGCTGTTTTCTGCTGAGTTCAGTAAGTCATTCAAGAAATCCTCGATGTTTAGCTCTAAAAGCTGGACTTCCTACAGCGACATGCTTCTTTCTGAGTTTGATGTCGTCAGCAACTCGCTAGACAGGTCGGCATCGTCTGTGGGTAACGATGCCAGCGCGCTTGGTATAGCAATAGATGAGTACACAGGAGTCATCGAGGATAAGAATGGTGATCTGGCGGGCGCAGGCGAAAAGCTTGCAGACGAAATGGCAAGGTCTGGGCTAGCAGCAATAGAAAAGTATCAATTGCTGGGAGAGTCTGCGGCTGATACGTTCGGCAGTCTCGCAGACACTGCTGAAAGTCTCACGGAAAGTTTTAAGACTACAGGTGTCTCGCTGTCGAATAAAAGTTCAGGCTGGATCGACGAAGAGTCCTCTAGGCTTGCCGATGCGTACAGCGCGGATTTAGCAGCATCTCAGGAAAAACTGAAGCAAGTTCAGATAAATATCATTGGGCAGGCCCTCACAGGACATAAGAGCGGCGGCTGGAGAGACGAGGAGTTAAGAGCCAGCATTGCTGAACAAATGTCAGGTCTCGGCGGGTTCAGCGATGCATATCAGCAGATAATTACTGAGGCATTTGAAGACAGCCTGCTTGATCAAGCTGCTACCATCAAGCGAACCGAGGGTAGAATTGAAACGTATATCGACCCAATACTTGCGAATATTAGCGAACTTAATAGTCGGATCGACGATGTATACAACGATGCCGTCGTAGCTTTTAATCAGGGCATCGTCTCATCAATTGCTGATATTAAAAATATTGACACTGGAGAAGCCGAGGAGGCATTTGGCGCGCTTGCAAGTTCATACGCTGAAAACTACCTAACTGAGGTCGAGCAGTTAGCAAGCACCGCTAAGTTTGCTAAACAAGAGTTCTTATCTCTGGGGTTCTCTGAGCAAGATCTCGACGCTTCAACCGAAGCGGTGAAGGCTTTTTACGAAGCCGCTAGCTCACCAGAAGAGATTGCTAACGCCTTAGTCGCCGCTGATGCCCTTGCTCGATACAACAATGCGATTGAAGCATCGAGCACCGCAGCAGAACAAGCCGCTGCAGCAGAGCGAGAGCGCCTGCAAGATATGCTGTCGCCTTACCTGCAAAACCTCGCTGACTGGTCATCCGAAGAACTGTCCCGTATCGAGTCTGATTACCAAGAACGTATCGCGCTTGCTGAAGAGCAGTACCGCATCGGTCGGGAGCTGCGCCAATATGTTGAGCAGTTAAAAATCAGTGAGCTATCGCCCTACGACCCATCCGAAAAACTCGAACTAGCAACAGAACAGTTTGCTGCATTGCTGGTGAAAGCTGAATCCGGTGATATGGATGCTGCTGGCCAGTTGCAAAGTGCTGCTAATGCGTACCTGCAAAATGCAGATAGCTACTACGGGCGGTCTGATCCGTATACGTCAATTTTTGAAGAAGTCACCCAAAGCCTTGATCGAATGGGGCTGGATATTATGGGTGGTCTTGATGAAGACTCAGTTGAAAAGCTCACTGCGCAAATGCTCTCAGAGCAGCAGCGTATCCGTGATTACGCTAGCGAGCAGCTAACGTGGACAGTGTCACAATACAGCGCTCTAACGTCTATAGAGCAGTTGCTTGGGGTGCTGCCAGAGTCTTTAGCGTCTCAGCTGAATACTGTTACAGGTACTGCGGCATCATCATCAGCGACCGAGTCGCTGATTTTGTCGCAATGGGATCAGATGGGCGGAGGCACGTATTCGGATAGCGATCTAAGTCGATATGCCAGCCAAGTAGATAGTGGCGCTACAGATATGGGCCAGATCAATCAAGAATTAGCGTACTACCAAAGCAACAACTCAAAGATCATGGATCAGGTGCTGGATGCTTGGAATGCATCTGGTGGGGGTGATTATAACGATGCTGACTTAGCGCGTTATGCAGCAGATATTGCCGCTGGAAAAGGTGAGTTGTCAGCTGCGGATCTTGAGCATTACCGAGCAACCCACGGCTCACACGCTGCTGGTTTAAATTCTGTGCCGTTTGATGGCTACAAAGCAGAGCTGCATAAAAACGAGATGGTGCTCACTGCGGACGTAGCAAATCACATCCGTGAGTCTATGAGCGCTGGCTCTAAGTCGTCTCAGGTCATCGTGCAAACAGATCCGGCCCTGCTGGCGGAGATTCAGCAGCTACGTGCTGAAGTTGCTCAGTTTCGATCTGAGCGCGCTCAATCTGCAAGTAAAGCGGAGCAGCAGCGCAGTGATCAGCAGCGAGCCACGGAGTCTGTCGCCCGTGCCGCAAAAACACCTGTGGGGGTACTCTGATGCCTATTGCAGATCAGCAGTACCAGCAATGGCTGTCGCAGCCCAATCAGCCCCGCGTGGTGCTTGCAGAATTGGAGCACAGCGCGGGCACTGAGTACGTCAGCAGCCGCCCGTATATCAGTCAGCCAACCGATAGTGCCCCTAATCGTATCTATGATGATCTGCTGCAGGGCGAGCTGGAGATCAGTGCCCGCCTTGATTCTCAGCTGGAGCTGGGGGCGCTGGATTTGGTGGATGATGGCAGCATCACGCACTGGGTTAACCGGCGTTGGCGGGGCTATACGGTAGTGCTCAAACTCGGAGATCCGTCGTGGTCGCTGGATGATTTTCGGATCATCGCCCGTCAGATCAATAGCGGTATTCTGGATGCCCGGCGCGGTAAAATTCAGCTGGGTATCTATGATGCAGCGGCACAGCTGCAGCAGGAGATTCAGCGGCCAGAGCTGCCCAGCGGGCAACCCGTGCCGCTGATTCTGGGGCGGGTTTTTTGCGCCCCAGCCACTCGCATCAGCACCAGTACGCTCACCTACCGCGTGAGCTGGCTGCCGGTGACATCGCTGGTGGTTCGGGATGGCAACGGCCCTGTCATCAGTCACACAGCGGACTACAGCAGCGGGCAGTTTGTCGCGTCCAGCTACAGCCCGCGCACCCTAATGTGTGAGGTGGTCGAGCCGCACCAAACACCGCTGCAAATCGTCCATTGGGTGGCGGATCAATACAGCATCCCGCTGGCCAGTGGGCTCAACCTGCCCGGTTATACGCTGGGTCTGCGTTATGACGGGGCGGTTACCGGTGCTCAGGTGCTGGATGATGTCTGCACTGCCATCGGCGGCCACTGGAAGATTAACGCCCTGGGGGAGCTGACGGTCAGCGTGTTTGAGCTGCCCGGTGCCGAGCCGGATCTGATCATCGATGCCGATGATATTGAGTTCGGTCAGATCGCGCTGACAGAGACTCAGGAACCGCTAAAAACCCTCACGCTCAATTACGCTCGCAACCACAACCTCATCAGCGAAGTGGCTGGCAGCATCACCGCCACCGATGCTGAGCGACTAATGAGCGAGTGGCTGGCGGTTTCTGGCAGCAACTCGGCTGCAGATTATCCGTTAGCGCCGGATCAATCACTGGACACCGCCCTGCAAACACAGGCTCACGCCCTCACTGAGCGTAACCGACGCCTGCAGATTAAAAGCACGCGGCATGATGTGTATCGCATCACCGTGCTGCGCCCCGGCTTGCAGGACATTGTAGGGCAGGTCGTGCGGATGGATCATCCGCGCACAGCAGGCCGCATCGGACGTGTCATCAGCAGTCGCAGCAACCCGCTGCGAGATAAAACTGAACTGGAGATCTGGTACTGATGAGCAAAACACTCCGACTGCTGGCCACCAATCTACACGACACGGCAACGCTAACCGCTACCAGTGAGGTGCTGCCAATCAGCAATACCCAACGCAGCGAACGGTCTCGGGTCTGGCGTTCAGCAGATCTGCAAACCCAGCAAATCACAGCGACGTTACCGGATGGTGGTTTTGTCGATTGCATTGCGCTGGCACGACATAATCTGGCGGGTGCCGGCATCCTGAAAATTGAGTTTTTTAATGCCGGTTCCCAGGTTGGTGAGACGATTACAGCGCCAACCGCTCTGCTGGTTCCTGCGGGCGTGTGGCGCGCCGGTATTGATGGGTGGGCGGCATCCTATAACGACGAAATGCCCGCGGGCTCCCCCTTGGGGATTCACTGGCTGGATCAACCCATTGCCATCGACAGCTACAAAATCACGCTGGATAGCGGTGGGCCTGATAGTTACATGGAAATTGGCCGGATCTTTATCGGCCTCAGTATTTCACCCAGCGTTAATTTCAACTGGGGTGTTGGTGTGGAGTGGCAGGAGTCTGGCGAGCATATCCCGACAGAGGCAGGATCACTGCGTACCGTGGGCGGTGGTGATCTGCGTCGAAGCTTTGCACTGCAACTGGACTGGCTGACCGATGCGGATCGTGTGCAGCTCGTGACTCAGCTCGTTCGAGTCGGTCTGGGTGCGGATCTGCTGGTTGCGCTCTATCCCGAGGGTAACGAGCTGCTGCAACTGGAACACACGATGGTCTGCCGCCGCGAAGCCTCCTTTGGTCACACTCATAGTCACTATCAAAACTGGAAAGCACCCTTAGCATTTTTGGAGGTTTAATTATGTCTGAAGAGACAGTCAATATCCGCGTCCCCGGTGTCGTCGATCTTACGCAATACCGCGTCGCAGTGGGCGACACTGTAGCGTTTATCGAAAAGATTAACGGTACACAGTCTGATCTGGAAAACTGGGCGCAACAGCTCACATGGTGCGCCACAGACCTGCAATCCGTAGCGGATCAAATCGGCACCCGTCACGCTGAAATTGTGCAGACGGGCACGCAGGTTGCTGAAGATAAAGCCGCTGTTCAGCAGTTGAAGTCTGATGTCATTGCCCAGAAAGAGCAGGCGGAAGCATCGGCGAGTACATCTACAGAGCAAGCAGGTATTTCTACGTCAGCAGCACAAACCGCCGCTGAGCAAGCGGGTATTTCTACGTCAGCCGCGCAAACTTCAACCGAGCAGTCAGGTATTGCAGGTGATCGAGCGTTGGCAGCGGATCAGTCTCGGCAACTGGCAGAGGCAGCCGCCGAAGAAGCTCAGTTGGCGGCGTCGCTCGCGTATGTCGTGCCCATCGGCATGATTATGATCTGGTCGGGTCAGGTCTCCACAATACCTGCTGGTTGGGCGTTGTGTGATGGGCAAGATGGCAGGGTTGATCTACGTGATCGGTTTGTTTTGGGCGCGGTTGATGATGATGGTGTTGGTGTTAAAGGTGGTAGCCGTGATGCTGTTGTCGTGGCTCATTCGCATACAGGTAGTGCGTCATCCGCTGGATCGCATACGCATACAGGTACGGTAAGCTCTAGTGGGTCTCATAGTCATGCAGGTACAGCGACTACGGCAGGTGAGCACAGTCATAGTACGGCGGCCTCGCCTTCGGATTACTGGAAAAACTCTACTGGCGGCGGCGGAGCAGCCAGTCCGTATTATGATGCTAATGCTGTAACAGGTTCGTCTGGCAGTCATTCTCATAGTGTAAGCATCGATGCGGCAGGAGCACATACACATACGGTCTCTGTTGGGTCGAGTGGTAGCCACAGTCACTCGGTAACTGTCAATGAAGCGGGCCAGAGTGCAGCCAATGCAAATTTGCCGCCCTATTACACACTCTGCTACGTGCAGAAAATCGCTTAAGGGGATTTTATGATTGTTTACTACTTTGATGAAGCGGGTCGGTACTCCGGCTATGGTGAAAGCGCGACATTACCGGCAGGTGCCACAGATAAAGGGCCAGCTAACGAAACCGATATTTTTGATGGAGAGACGTGGGTTAGTGATGGTTCGGCTATCCCGCAAAAACTCTCCCGTGCGCAGGCTCGTGGCGCACTGATCTTGGCAGGGCTGATTGATCAGGTTCAGCCCTCTATTGATGCGATCAGTGACCCACTGCAGCGGGCTTTAGCTCAAAACGACTGGGACAACCGGCTAGAGTTTGAGCGTGACCACCCGCAGCTGTTGGCAATGGCCGCTGCACTGGGTCTCACGGATGAAGGTCTGGATCAATTGTTTATCGAAGGAGCCAAGTTATGAAAGACAAGCGCCCCTACTTAGTTCGTGTTGGCGATCTGGCCAGTCAGGCGCTTAATACAATCCTACTTGGCGGAACCCCCGATGAATCCACATCAGGCCGCTCCTATCGAGAAGGGGTGCTGGGAGGTCACAAAGGCTGGTCGCAGATGCGTAAAATTGTGGATTGGCTGTTCAGCGTGTATGAAGAAGACCACTGCAAAAAAGCATATCACGCGGATCTTGAAAGGGCGCGGGCAAGGATTAGTCGCTCAGAGCTGGCAGAGTAGCAAAAGGAGTAGGCCATGAACCTTATCACCCGAGCGGCATTAGTCGCTTTTTTTGTGTCTGGGGATTGGCCTATTGGTGAGGTGTTGCGCTAAGTCTTAATATGCTAATGTTTTGCTCTTTTGGATGGTGCATCACCTTGCACTATTTAGGTATTAACAGTCGTTGATGGAGTAAAGAAATGAAGGGACTTCGTGTTCGGGATATTGTTAATTTTGATGGTAATGGCCACAAAGCCGGAATCATTATAGATGATGTATTGATAGGGCTGGATCAACACAAACTGGACTCAGTTGATGAGCTCGTTAGCCTAATGCAGAGGCTTAACGGTGCTGAATGTACGATTACCTTAGCCCGCAAAGGTGAGTTGAAGAAAGTGACTCTTCCGTCTGGATCTCTGGGCTTGTCGCTGTTACCGGTTGACGTTGAAAATACCTTCTTTGAAGTTGATCCAGATGCTGAAGAGTTTAAAGGCCGTTTTGACTTTGTTGATGATCAGTTCAACCAGTTGAAAAACCTAGAAAACATCGTGCTGACAACCACACCAGAAGTAGACGGCTACCGTGCTGTAAAAAACTTAGGCATTATCGGTGCAGAGTGTGCTTTTGGTATGAATATCTTCAAAGACTGGTTTGCTTCTGTAACGGATGTTACCGGTGGTCGTAGCGGCGCAATTCAAAGCACCTTGCGTGATGCCCGTACCGCCAGCCTGACCGATCTAAGGCGAGAGGCTTATCAGAAAGGAGCTAATGCTGTTATTGGTGTTAATCTTGATTACAGCGAGTTTTCCGGCGGCGGCAAGTCAATGTTGTTTGTTGCGGTAACAGGAACAGCTGTTGTTATTGAGCCGTTCCAAGAGTAAGCCGTAGAGGTATTAGTCATTCTGGGGAATGCCAGATTATAGTCTGGCATTTTCTCGCTAAAAGTCCTCGTAATAACTGATATTGTTACTGAAGCGTTATTATATCTCTGCGACCAACGGCTTTTTCAATCAGGCTGAAATAACGTGCTTCATCTTCTTTTGAATCGAGATTGAAGATCTCATCGCTATATTCTTCAGCTAAGTTAATTTGCGGTAAAGCAAGGCGTTCATTGTTAGCTGTTGCTGAGTAAACAAAATAACTAGCCATTGTATCGTCTAGGGCGCGTTTTCCTTCAGCAAATGTCATTAGTTTTAATGAGGTTTCTTTAAACTTTCCTTTAGTATCGGAAACGTTATAGTCAATGGCCTCAGTTAAATGATATATGCTGTTCTTTAAAAGGAAGTCAGCGGTCATTCCTGTTTGTTCATTTAGAACAAAGTTTGGAACAACCTTATGCTCACTAAGCTCACTTTTGTTTTCCGCTAAAATTTCAATAGCTCTAAATCGTTCTTTAATTTTTGTGGTGATTCTTGTTGGGTTTTTGCGTCCGCTTTCCTTGGCAGGATAAGGAAGGACTAGAGTTTTAAATAAACTTTCCACCTTGTCATTGTATTCACCTTTGTTGCTAAGGGTGAAGCTACCTAGGCTAGAAAAGCTGATGCCAGAATTGCCTTTCCCAAACATGCTGAGAATAAGGTTTGTATTTTCAATTTTCTGACTTAAATTCTCTAGAGACTCCCCAAATCGGATAATATCTGAAATGGATGAATCATTATCTAAGATTCTTAGCTTGGACGCAGATTTCAACAGCCGAATATCCAGCTTATCGTTAAGCACAATAATGCCAACATTGACTGTCTCTTGACGAATAGCACTAGGCGTATATCTAACAGTAACGTAGTCAAATTTCAGCATTTATACAGCCCCCTTCATCCGGTTAATTCGGTCGTGAAATTCTTGTCCACCCCACCAGTCTGTAATCATTTTCTTCTGAGTGTCGGTCATCCACGTATCGTGCATTTGTTCGAGAATAGATGATATGTCATCAACATGAATCTTCGATATTTCGTCTAAAATATTTATAGCTGCTAGGTGGTCAAATGTACCAAGGCTTCTTAACGCTTGATTGCAGGCGTGGGTATTTGAATCAGGGTGCAGGCAATGATTCCCGTGAGGGTCGTTTGCCATCCACGCACGGCTAAAATCGAAAGCCAATCCGATTTTGCTATTGTTAAAGCTCTCTCTGAAAATATAGTTCCCAAAGTGGCGGTCATCATTGTTAATAAAGAGATCCAGCCCATAAACTTTGCCGAAAAATTCTCGGGCCTCTGGGAACTCATCCCCAGAGATTATGGCCATAAGGCTAGCTTCAGATGCGAGGTGGTCTTCTACTCCCCCTTCCCAAACTGAGCCGAAAGCGATTTCGTTCTGATGTTCAACATGATCAAAGTCAGGGGTTGGAATGTTTAATAACCGACATAAGTGATAGCAAAACAGCTCGCTGGCGGGAATCATGCCATTGTTTTCGTAAATTGTTTTGATCGCGTAATGCTTGCTGTTAGCGCCTTTGCCAATAGTCTTTAAGTCAGCAGTTTCTTGGTTACTTGGATAAACTTCTATAATCTCAATGGGAAACAGCGTGACTTGGTAAGCGCCTGATGTTGTCTTAGACTTGGGTTGCACAGCCTTAGTGGCCGCTTTGTTTTTGTCAGCAGGCATAATCAGTCCCTTGAAATGTCTTTATTGTGTGGGTTCGCAATCTACCATAGCCTGCTGATTTTATGTATAGGTTGAAGGGCTAATAGTTGTAAATGTTATTGCAATATCCTACGGAATCCTCCAACATTATCCCCTGAGGCGTGAGAACCTCATCAAACAGCGGATAGACCCAGCCCCGAAAGTGTTGGTTTTTTTGTGCCTGAAATTTGGCACACTCCCCACCCGAATTGCGCCTATGGTGCGCCCTTTAGGTCGGGAGGGCGACGAATAAAATACCCGTAAGGGGAATAAGTCCGCGGCTCTGTTTGGCCGTTCTCAACCTCCCGACACCCATTCGGCAAATGGGCAATTTGAGAGAAACAAACAGGAGGCCATTATGGCTGCTCAAGTAATTCCTTTCGCGTTTGAGAACCGTGAAATCCGTACTCTTCTGATCGATGACCAACCTTGGTTTGTAGCCAGTGATATTGCAAAATCACTTGAATACAAAACAGCCAAGGATATGACTCGTAATCTTGATGCTGATGAACGGGGTAGGCACATTATGCCCACCCTATCGGGCAATCAAGAAATGACGATCATTAACGAATCCGGCATGTACTCTGCTATCCTTCGCAGCCGTAAGCCCGAAGCCAAGCGCTTCAAAAAGTGGGTCACGGCTGAAGTGCTGCCATCGATCCGTAAGCATGGCTTTTACGGTAACGCACCCAAACCCCAACAGGTGATCGGCTCTGAAGGCATGCGCTGCCTGTCCGCCCTGATCAAGGGTAAAACCTCACACCTGAAAGGCCGCGATCAACAATCCGCTTCAACCCGTCTCTGGAACCAACTGCACACCGCCTTTGATGTCTGCTCCGGTATGGATATTCCAGAAGACCAATTTAACGATGCCCGTACTTTTATCGCCAGCTACACCATCGAGGGCGAATACCTAGCGGCTGAAAAACAGCCTGAAAGCTTGCCGGTATTCAAAGCCAAACGCACCCCCTCTGGATTTGATAAGCGCCACGGCCTTTTGTCACCGGAGCAGATGTTTGATTGTGGTTGGCGGGTAGATCTGCTGTGGGCGGTTAAGTGGCTCAAAGAGCATGAAGGCCAAACCGTTAAGCTGGAGTCTGGTGTCACCGAACAGCTCGCACTGGAGCTGAACTCACTCCTGCACTGGTATGAAAGCTACCGGAATAAACTGACGGATATTCACCGCATGGCCAATATGGGGCCAGCGCGTTAGATTACGATTAAGCCCGCCGAAAAGCGGGTTTTGTTTTCAGAGTAAAGCGATTACTGTGCTTTTACAGCACCCTCATCACTCAACGCTTTTATAACGTGTATCGGGTCATTACGCAGGGCGCGCAGCAGAGACTTAGCTGGGCCGGTGGGTTCGCGACGACCTTGTTCCCAGTTGCGTAGTGTGCCAATCTGAACATCAATCAGGTTGGCAAAACGTGCCTGAGTTAATCCGGTTGCCTTGCGGATCTCTTTGACCTGAAGCGCATCAACAGTGAACTCACGGGACGGTGTACGTTCACCGCGCTGGATCTCATCCATCTGTTGAACGCTTTCCATCAGGTCGTCAAAAAAAGTGCTCATGGTTATCTCCACTGTTCAATCAGTTGTTTCAGGGCTTTGCGCTCACCGGAACTCAGATCATCTTTTTCATTTTTTGGGTAGATCAGTAAAAGCGCAATGTGAGACTTGGATACAAAGTGATAATAAATCACCCGAGAACCGCCACGTTTGCCTCGTCCACTGGATGCCACACGCACTTTACGCAAACCGCCAGTGCCTTCAATAACATCGCCTTGCTCAGGATGCTGAGCTAATTCACGCTGAAAATCAGCATAGCTATCATCATCCAGCAGGCCGCGTAGGCGTTTGGTAAACATCGGGGTTTCAATAAAAATCATAGTGTCATTATACGCCAATGGCGCATATAAAATACAACCCTATTGGGTTTTTTAAGCTTTTAGAATAAATGAATACTAAGGCTGGCCTCTGCAAATGTGAGGTAAAACAGGAGGGGAGTTTGGTGGGAATCTATTTGCAAAAAGGAGTCATAACTCCTTGATTTATATAGAGCACAAATCACTGTTTTTACATACAGCTTAAAGGAATAAAGTTGTTTAATTACAATAGGATACTTTGATAAAGGCGTATTCTTGACATGGTAGGGGTCGCTGGTTCGAGTCCAGTCATGTCTACCAGAATAAGTTAATAAAAACAGCCGCTTAGCAGAGATGTTAAGCGGCTTTTTTATTTTCTTGATTTTTTCGATTTTAAAAAGTAGCCACGGTAACATCTAAACCGCTTGGCGCTCTTTCTCTTTAAGCCAGTTATCCAGTGACTCTCTCAGAAAAACAGCACATCCGGTGCTGTAATATATTTTCTTCGGGAACGTGGGGTCTTTTTCGCAAATCGAATAAAGCTGCCTGCGGCTGACGTTTATATATTTAGCGGCTTCTTCGATGCGTAATGCGACGGGATATACAGCGTCTTGCATCTTATTTTGGTGGCGTTTTGGGCTGAGCGCAGAAATATTGCTTATAGCGAGAGTGGTATTAGGTTCGTTCATTATATTATCCTGATTTCTAATCTGCTGTATGTCTCTTGCCTTCAGGCCCACAACCTTGGCCGTTGCGCCATTCTCGTTCTTGCCGGGCAATGGCGTCGTCTTGGGCATCTTTTAATAATTGCTGTACGTCTGATCGATTAACGATCCCGCGCAGCTGCCTGAACTGCCGGTGAATCTCCGCCAGCGCGATGGCAGTTTCCCGGCAGTTTGCAAGAGGTTCACCTGAGTGATTGACCCAGCCGCTACCGAAACAAGTAGGACAGGGTTTGACTGGTCGGGCCGGATCTTTGGCTGTGCCGGTGCAGGCTGGACACTCCAGCTTGTGCAGCGGTTGGTACATCTGCTGTTGCCATTGATCTGCAAGCATGAGTTGCTTGTTAGCTGGGTCAGATGCTGGCGCGTATTCAACCAGCTTGATGTCTGATCCGGTGACGACAATGCCGGAGCGGATCAGATATACCTGCTCGCGGGTATCTTTGTTTGTGTATAGATTGGACATGGTTTTCTCTGAGCAATAAAAAACCGGCTCAGGGCCGGGTTTGGGGTGGGATATTACTCTTATGCTGTGTTTAAAATTTTAGTGCTGACTATCTTGAAGGTCTTATGATTGCGTTTAGTCTTCGTTTTTTGGCCATCTGATGTCGAAGCTAATATTCGCGTCTGGATCTCCAAAACGCTGTAACGCAAAGGGCTAAGCAAGCTTATACAAATCAAGCCTTGAATAGTCTTTACCAAGATTAGCGCCCGCTTCAATCAGGGAGTCTTCAATCGTCGCTGCCAAGCACAGTAGAAGGTCTTGTAGTGTTGATGGCACTGAGCTGTTGCTCCAGCTGGTGCTGTTCTGCAATCAGGTCGCTCTGCTGCCGGGCCAGCTGCTCCTGTTGGCGGATCAGGTGGCGTTGGCGTTCGCTGAGTTTGTCCAGTTCGTACCAGCGGTGCCGGGCGACGCGGCTGAACATATCAATATTGATCGCGGCTTTGCGTTTGTTTTCTTCCGTGGCGGCCAGTACCGGGGCGGTGTCTTGTGCGGGCAGGTATTCGCCTTCGATGGCTTTCTGCACAAAGGTCAGGCCTGTTGCACCTGGGCGGTGGTGGCGTCGCTGATGGATTCAACACCCAGATACCCGTGGACGATGGGCCAGACTCCGGCAAAGTCGGCCTGTTTGCCGTGTTCTGCCCGGGCGTTGGCCAGTGAGCGCACAGCGATGTTCAGGGCTTTACGGTCGGCAACGTCTGAGGGCTGGCTGCGCGGGTTTACCGCTTCGCCTTGTGTCCAGTATTGGAACAGTGCCTGATAGCATTCGCGCTGGTATTCGATGACGCGGGCTTTTACGTCCGGGTCTTTGATGAGGTTGGTGTCGATACCGACCGATTAGCCGTCATCATGCACGCCTTTAAAGACGTTCGGGCAGATTACTTCGACCAAATGCTAGGCGAAAGCAAAATCCCCGATCGCAAACGAGGAGGCCGCAAGAAATGGACGAAAAAATCCGGCGCACGGGTAGAAGCCTTAGACTGTGAAAACTACGCCCTGCACGCCGCACGAGTCGAACGGATACACCTATGGGGGCCAGATGCTTGGGAAGCCTACCAAGCCAGACTGATGCAGACCGACCTACTCAGTAGCGACGAACAGCCCGTCATCACCGAGATCCACACAGACCGCACCGTGGATGCAGACGATCTGGAATTGCCACAGGCCGAACCGGAACCGAATCAAGCCGATAGACAACAACCGGCACCCGCTAAGCCTTTACAACCAACACCGGAACAGCCACAGCCCAAACCAAGAGCGCTAAAACCCCGCAGCCTGAAACCCAGAACCCGCAGTCAAACAGAGCCGACACAGGCGCAACCGAAACAAGAAACAGAACACAGCAAACCCAAAACCCTAGCGGATATCGCCCGAATGATGCGGGATGACTAACCAGAACGGAGGCCCGCATGGCCACAACGCAACAACTGCAGGAAGCCAAAGCCGCCCTGCACAACCTGATGACCGGCAAAGCCGTCGTCAGCCTGCAACGGGATGGCAGAAAAGTAGAATACACCCCAGCCAACAAAGCCCAACTGCAGAACTACATCAACCAGTTAGAAAGCGAACTCAACGCCCGGTCAGTAAGACGGGCGTTTCGGTTTTATTAGCAGGCTGTCTAAACTGTAAAAGAAATTGAAAATGCGCGATCAGATCAGGTATGTTGAAGTATACAGCATGACTGGATCAGGGCTTAATGCTATCCTATACGGATAGCATCTCTTCGTTTTATGAGAAGGGGTGCATAGCTTAAATTTAGGTAGGTGGCACATCATGAAAAAATATCTGAAATTCCAGACAACGGCAGTGCTCAGAGCTGCTCAAGGTGTGTTGGACTCTCATCCGTCATCAGCTCCAAAATCGTCTTACAGTTTTAGCAACCATGCGTTGCAACTATCTGGTGATGATTTAAAAGTTGCTTGGAAAGATGCATCAATTGCAACAAAACAGCATGCCAGAGGCTAAAAGCAATTGACTCAGTATAACTATATTTATGACAAGCTTGTCGATTCGGAGGATGACATTCATGGCATCATTTCCTACTCGGTCTATAAGCGTCAAAAAATACAGTTTATAAAAGATTTTGAAAGCAAGCATGGCCGCATGCCAAATGATGATGAGCTGCAGCCATTTACTGATTTATCGACCTCTGACGCGCAGCTGGAATTTTACAAAAGTGAAGCCACTGTATTGACACAGAGATTTTTGTCTAACGTACTTGATGAAGATCTTAGGGAGCGAGATGAGCATTTTTCAGCTTTACTGCATTCAAAGCTTAGCAGCCACCTTGACTCGATAAAGCCCCGTCATTTTCTGGATATTGTCAAAGGTGCTGCAGGTTCGCTCTTATTTGTGATGCTGACAGGGGTTCTCTACTTTGCTGTATGGTCCTTGTCAGCTTCTCCGAAAGGTGTGATTGAGCAAATTTTTGAAGTTAAAATTATCTCTGCAGATGATTCTTCAGGCAAATAGCTGGCATTTTTTCAGTTTTCGACAAAACCCGCTCCGGCGGGTTTTTTTTATGACTATAGAAAACCCAACAGGACTCAACCATGCCCAACCAAAGCCCAGAAGCCCCAGCCATTCTTGATCTGGCCGGTAACCCTCTGCGTCAATCCATGAGTTATCAGGGGGCGGGTAATGGCTTTGGTGGTCAGTTGCGAGACTGGCATCCCGGTCTTAAAACCGCTGACGCAGCGCTATTGCCCAACCTGAACTTAGGTAACGCCCGTGCAGAAGATGTAGTGCGTAACAACGCCTTTGCCAGTAACGGCGTACAGCTACACGTTGATAATATCGTGGGAGACCTGTTCCGCCTGTGCTACAAACCCGATCACAAAGCACTGGGTATCTCACAGGAAGATGCCGCCGCCTTCGCCCGAGACGTGGAAGCCGCTTGGCATGAAATTGCAGAAGACCCCACAGGCTGCTATCTGGATGCAGAGCGCAAACGCACCTTCACCATGATGATCCGCGAAGGCATCGCCCAACATACCCGACTGGGTGAAGATATGTTTGCCGCAGAGTGGATCGACCGCAGCGGCTCCCTAATCAGCACCGCTATCAAGTCGATCACACCCAAACGGGTCTGTAACCCCAGCGGTATGCTCAACACCAGCCGCCTTAAAGCAGGCGTTGCAATAAACCGACACGGGGCCGCCGTGGGTTATCACGTTCGCAGCGGGTCAGACACCTACGGCCTAGGCAACGGCCTTGGAAACAGTTGGCAATACGTTAGCCGAGAAACCCGCCACCGGCGACCCAAGTTCGTGCATATCTTTGAACCCACCGAAGACGGCCAAACACGGGGCGCAAACCAGTTCCTCACCGTACTGGAACAGATGCAGATGCTGCCCAAAATGCAGCACACCAAACTGCAGAACGCCATCGTCAGCGCCATGTTCGCCGCCACCGTAGAAAGCGACCTACCCTCTGATGTGCTGGGCGAAGTCCTAATGGGCGACGGCGATCAGGGCATGAGCAAAGTCATGAACTACATGCAGCAGGTGAACGGCTACCACAAAGAAAACGGCATCAAAATGAATGGCGTACGGGTACCGCATCTGGTGGCCGGTGAACGCTTTAACCTGCAAACCGCCGCCAATGCCGATAACGGCTACACAGAATTAGAAGGCAGCGTACTGCGCTGGCTGGCCGCAGGGCTAAACCTGCCCTATGAGACACTGGCCAAAGACTTTAAACAGATCAGCTACAGCGCCGCCCGTGCCAGCCTAGGGGAGAACTGGCGTTACTTTATGGGCCGCCGCAAGATCATTGCCGCCCGTAAAGCCACCGTCATCTTCCGCTTAGTGCTGGAAGAACTGCTGTTCAGGGGCTTAGTCACCTTGCCCAAAGGCGCAACCCGAGACTTCTACCAAGCCACCAACGCCTGGACCCGCTGCCGTTGGATCGGCTCAGGCCGGTTAGCCATTGATGGTCTTAAAGAGACCAAAGAAGCCATCCTGCGGATTGAAGCAGGCCTCAGCACCTATGAGGATGAACTGGCCCTGATGGGCAAGGATTATCAGGAAGTGTTCGACCAACAAGCGCGGGAGATCGCAGAGCGGGAAGCCAGAGGGCTACCGACAGATCTACCCACACTGAATGCCATGAAAGTGATGGGGCAGGGGGAGGAGGTAAACTAATCTGAAACCCTTGATGCTTTTGCCAGCAAATTGCCTGCTTGAATCTTTTAAATCTCTTACAACTGAATTTTGGTTGCTGGATTTATGCAACTATTATATAGTTGCAATTGGTTTGATGATTACATGAATGAGCAATGGAGAAATTTCGTGGCAGGAATGATGAAGCATAAAGGGTATTTGGGGTCCGTAGAGTTTGATCTCAACCAACAACTTCTACATGGCAAGATTGAGGCAGTGAACGACCTGGTCACTTATGAGGCCAAAGATATTGCGGGATTGAAAGCTGCATTCGAAGAAGCCGTAGATGATTATCTTGCAACCTGTGAAGAACAGGGCAAAGCCCCAGATAAGTCAATGAATGGCAGCTTTAATATCCGTATAGGTGAAGAGTTGCACAAGAAGGCGTGTCTGAGGTCTTTAGAAAAGGGTTGCTCGATCAATGATGTGATTAAACAGTCGGTAGCTTATTACTTGGGAGATAACGTCAAGTCAGAGCAGCTGAAGATTAGTGACGATTATTTGCTAAATATGGCCACTATCAACACGGTTGAGACTGGCTCAGATGCCATGCGGATCAGTATGACTGGTGGATACGAGTTTATTTGGGTCTACATTGGTACAGGGGTTTCTGACGGTCAGCATATTTATGTTGAAGTTAATGAGTTTCATCGAATTAAGCGTCAGATTGGTGAATACCTAGATCGGAAAGGACGTTAGGGAGTCTCTGAAAAAGTCCCAAATTGAGGGATAATATCCACTTCAACAGCGCGGGGCTAAATCATGGATCAAATGTCATTTTCAGAAGCTGAGTTTCAGCATAAAAAGCGTAAGACACGTCGGGAGAAATTCCTCGAACGTATGGACGCTTTGATTCCATGGTCAAAACTGGAGGCGTGCATCACTCCCTCTTACCCCAAAGGTAAGGGTGGCAGACCTTCTTATCCCATGTCCGCTATGTTGCGGGTTCACTGCATGCAGCTTTTCTACAATCTGAGCGATCCGGCCATGGAAGATGCCCTTTATGAAATTGAATCCATGCGCCGCTTTGCCGGATTACGGCTTTCTGGCCCATTACCGGATGAAACAACGATTCTGAACTTCCGCTGCCTATTAGAAAATAATGACCTCTGCGAAGTCATTTTCCAGACGATTAATCAGCACTTAGCGGAACAAGGATTCTTTCTGAAAGAAGGCACGATTGTTGATGCCTCTATTATTGAGGCCCTCTCTTCGACCAAGAATAAAACAGGGAAACGAGACCCTGAGATGCACCAAACCAAGAAGGGCAATCAGTGGTATTTTGGCATGAAAATGCACATTGGGGTTGATGATGTATCAGGTGCCATCCATAGTCTGGAAACGACAGCGGCGAATGTCCACGACATCACCCAGACGGATAAGCTACGGCCAACCATGATGAAACAACGAATGAGTTGGCTGATAAAACCTATGATCGCTCTCACGTAATGACGTTGCCAAAGCAAGACCACAGGTTCGAGATTAAGGATTGCCAGCCTGTGAGCTATTCTTTTCGGTCGCTGTAAGAGGCTTTCGGTAAGGCGTGTAAGGATCACTCAGGGCCTGTTCAAAACCTGCTTGAAGAGCTAACAGCAGATGGTTTCACAGCTCAACTTGAGAGTGATTTTGGTCTTGGCTGGGGTAACCGTTTTGAAAAACAGGCGTTACGTTTTATCTCGGTGATGTTGGCTATAGGGGCCTCTAAAGGCGAAGCGCTGGACCATCTGCTTATGAGCAGGGTAATGCGCCAGGGAAAGGTAACTGGACGTTTTGATGTCAGCGCAGATGCTATCCGTAACTTGATGGGCGCACTTGAGACATTCTGGGACAAGTCGAGCCTTGAAGGCTTGCCCGAGAAGTCGCTGGAGCTGATGGAGAAAGACATCAAGCGCAAAGAGGTTGGCTTTTGATGTGGATAGATCGACTGACCGGTGAGCAGATAAATCGATTACCAGACGTTATTGAGCCTGGGCGATATCTGGACACAGAGCCTTCCTCCGGCCGACAAATCCTGGACTCAGGGGACAGTGGCCTTTTGGTTAGCGATGGCACGGAGTCCGTTGTCATTCGCGGTCAACGCCATATATTCGCTTCTGCCCCAAAGTCTCTGGATCAAAAGGTGGATTTGTTTGAGCGAATACTTGAGACAATTGATTCCGTCCCCGAGGACGATGGTGATTTGGTTTCACCACTTATGCCTGAGGGGGTGGTTAATGATAACAGTCATTTAAACGCTTTCGAGCTTAAATTGCTGGAGGCTCTGGATGCTGGACACCTCCATCAAATATCCGTGAGGCCAAGGCTTGATCTGCACTATGAAGACGAAGTGACTGATGTTGCTAGGGCTAAAAAGTTGGCGAAAGGTGCCTTGGTTCATCTCGCCTCACACTCTGAATGCTGGCAGCGTCAGACCTTGTCAGGAGTGATTCCCAAGCGAGTCAAAGCGCGCTTCAGTGAAGATGACTTCAACATTTATGAAAACCGAGTTTACGCCCGGTTACTGGATAAGATTGAGCTGTATTTGATTTGGCGAGTCGGTACGCTTCTACAGCTGCAGTCGGCAGTTACTGAGGCTTTGGAGTTTTACGGTGCTAAGGACTTGCATCATCGCCTCACGGAGGAAATCTGCAAGCTCTGGGGGAAAGCGTTTACACAGGACTCCACCAGCAAAGCTTCTGAGCAGCTGGCGGCAACACTCGAGCATCTTGAAAAAGCACTGGGAACAATTCGGGGGCTAAAGCAAAGCGGGCTTTATCTTTTAGTAAGCCGCTCTGCACAGATAGGTAATGGCCTCCATCTCACAAATATTCTTAGTCACGATCAGCACTACCGTCACTTGGCGGTTCTATGGAATGAATTGAAGAGCATCGTGGGAGGCAAGCAAGCAACACCTGAGGAACGGAAGGAGAAAAATGTGATACTAAACCATGCTTATTCACGATATGCAGGTTTAGTTCTTCGTCATGCGCTGCTTCCTTACCTTGGAAACAAACTGTCTTCCAAGTGGGCTCGATTGGCAGTTAGTTTTATCAGCATCCGATGCAGGTAG